AAAATCACAGAACGCTAAGATCAATGAAACCAATACCGTAAAAGATATAAATGATGAAAAAATATCCACTAGGCGTTTTTCTACGGGAATAATAGAATTTAATATACCCCAAAACGTAATTAAGGAAGCTAAAGTCAGAGGCGAAAAATTAGGATCAATAAAAAATTCGATAGAAGGAGGAGGAGGGAATATTGCTGGTTACACTGGTCAAATCATGTTCCAGAAAATTTTCGGAGGAATAGATACTGATACAGAATCTAACAACGCAAAGTTTAGCTACGATATTTTTTTAAAAGGAGAAGGTTGGGAAGTAAAGACAAAAAAAACGAGCAAGAATGAACCTATGGAGCTTTATTATGATGCATCGATTGCGTCCATCACAAAACAACAAAAATTTGACAAAGTCGCTTTTTTCAGAGTTAATCTGCAAACCAGAAAAGGCTGGTTTGGAGGCTATGCTACTTATGACCAATGGATGAAAAACAGATTTCCTGCACATACAGGCCAAAAAGACGACAGTAACGGATTTCAAGAAAGATGCAACTGTCATAAAATGACATACGGATCACTACTTAAGCTTCCAAACCCAAAATTAGAAATAATAAACTAGAATTGATTAAAGTATGTCAGAAAGTTTATCAACAATAGCTGTCAAAACTGGAAAAAAGCTGGTTTTTATAGATCTCGAAACATTTAATTTATGTTTAAATACATTCAATAATTTACCTTGGCAAGCTGCTTTATTAAAAATAAATAATAACATCCTGAAGGAAAGTAAAGACTTTCATATAAAATGGGATACTGATTTAAAAATTTCAGAAGAAGCGAAAAAGATAACTGGTTTTTCTCAAGCTAAATTCAATAAGTTGTGCAGGCCTGAAAAAGAAGTTTTTGAGGAAATCTATAAAGATTTAAATGAATGCGATAATATAATCGGTCATAATATTCTAGGTTTCGACATGTTCTTAATAAGAGGATGGTGCAAAAAACATAACAAGCCTCATCAACACTTATGGGATAAATGTATAGACACTTTATCTTTAGGCAGAGCTGAAGCAGCAAGGGATGTTAGCGATAAAATAAAATACTGCAGACAAGAGCATGACTTAATGGAGTTTCAATACAAGATGCTTAATTACCGTAAAAGAGGAGTAAAAGCTAAATTAAGTGATTTAGCCAAAAGATATGATGTGCCTTTCGATCAAACTAAGCTTCACGATGCTCTTTACGACTTAAAGGTAAATTGGTTAGTTTGGAAACAGCTAAACAAAAGGCTAGCTAAATAAAAAATTAAATCATATAATAAAGTATGCCTAGCATGGATTTTATTTATGATATAATAGACTGTCTTTCTAAGGAAAGAATGGATTATCTAATACTAACTATTAGAGACGGAAAAGAAAAAGATAAAGTAGATTTATTTTACAATTTTGACCCTGAAAAAGAAAAAATAGCCTGTCTAGTTTTAGATACAGTAAGGCAAACAATATCTGAATCTAATTTAGAAAAACTTGACGAACAAGAAATAAAACTTAATAATCCTATTCCTCCTTCTAAACCGGCTAAGAAAAAAAGAGGAAGACCCCGTAAAAAGAAAAAAGATGACGAATCTAGTTGAAACTCAAGACAAAAAACAATTTAGCGATAGATTTCAAAAAATAAATTTAGATCTGCACGGAGTTAGGCTTCCTAAGTTTATAATTGAGAAAAAATTTCTAAAAGAGATAGAAAACAATGAATTAATTGAGGAATACGAAAACGATAAATCTTCAACAAAACATAATTATGAATTCTTAAAGGCCTTATGTAGAAAAGGTTTAGAAGAAAAGGGTATTACCAGCAAGAAAAATAAACCTCAATACGCCAAAAGACTTAATTACGAATTAAAAACTTTAAAAGAATTAGGGTTTACTGATTACATACTTCTAGTTTGGAAAGTGGTTAATTTTTGTAAAGAAAAAAAGATTCCTCTAGGGTTAGGAAGAGGGTCAGCTGCAGGAAGTTTTGTTCTTTTTTTACTTGGGGTAACTAATGTGGACCCTGTCAAGTACAACTTATTCTTTGAGAGATTCGTTTCTAAAATTAGAGCAAAAAAGAAAGAGATAGACGGTATAACGTATCTTGACGGATCTTTAATGTGCGATGTTGACATGGACGTATGTTATTATAGAAGGGGGGAGGTATTAAAGTATCTAGAGCAAGAATTCACAGGCAAGACTTCTAAAATAAGAACTCTTAATACTCTAAGTGGTAAGCTGGTCATGAAGGAGTGCGGCAAGGTCGTTGAAGATAAAACAGAAATAGAAATGAATAGCGTATCCTCTCTAATACCTAAAGTCTTTGGCCAAGTAAAAGATCTAGAAGAAACTTATGAAGAAGAGGAAAAGTTCCAAAAATGGTGCGACAGAAACAAAAAAACTTTTCAAACAGCGTTAAAATTAAAAGGGCTAATTAAAAATAAAGGGGTTCATCCTTCTGGTATTTTGCTTTCTCATGGAGAACTGACAAATACTTGCCCCATAGAGAGAGCTTCACCTTCAGAAGATGACGTTATCTCATGTTTTGACATGAATTGGGTCTCTTTATCAAATGTTAAGCTTGATGTTCTGGGTTTAAGAACGGTTTCTGTAGTCGATCAGGCTTGCAAGCTAATAGGCAAGAATATAGAAGATATAGATTTAGATGACGAAAAAATCTATCAACATTTATATGACTTAAAAAGGCCTCAAGGAATTTTTCAAATCGAGGCTGACGCAAACTTCAAAGTTTGCCAAAAGGTTAAACCTAAAAATTTAGAAGAGCTTAGTGCTGTTCTAGCTCTAGCTAGGCCGGGAGCTATGCAGTTTGTAGATCAATATGCTAATTATACCAACAATGATGTCTACGAGCCAATTCACCCCTTATTTGACGAGATTTTAGGAAGCACAGGAGGAGTAGCTTTATATCAAGAACAGTTGATGCAGATGGCTCACAAAATAGGATTTACTTTAGATGAAGCGGAAGTTCTTAGAAGGATAGTAGGAAAAAAGAAAGTCCAAGAAGTAAAAAAATGGAAAAAGAAAATAGATCTAAAGATTAAACAGAATAAACTTTCTAATGCTGAGTTAGGAGTAACAAATCATGAAGAAGTAGGGGACGTTCTTTGGACTATTTTAGAAGACTCAGCAAATTATTCATTCAATAAATCTCATTCTATAGCATATGCCTCTTTAGCTGCTCTTACGACTTATCTTAAGTTTAATCACCCTAAAGAGTTTTTTATATCTTTACTAAAGATGACTAGATTTGAGCCTGATCCTATTCAAGAAATATCCAAAATTCACGCAGAGCTTTCTTGCGAGCCGTTCAATATGACCCTCCTTCCTCCAAACCTAATTAAATCAAAATCAGACTTTTCTATAGAAGAAGATAGCATAAGATTCGGCCTTACTTCAATAAAAGGAATTTCTGAAGCATCGATTGAGAAATTGGATAAATTCAGAGATGAATATAGTAATAAGTTCGATATTTTCGAAGCTTCCGTTGAATGCGGAATAAACTTAGGAGTTTTGTCGGCCTTAATTCAGGCAGGAGTTTTGGAGACAAATGGAAAATATTCCAGAAGTAAGGTAGTCGCAGAAAGCCAGCTTTGGAAAATCCTAACCGAAAGAGAAAGGTTAATAGCTAAGCAATACAGTTTAAAAGGTCATGATGACTTGATAGATATTGTTGCAAGAATGAAAAAAGACAAAAACGATAAAGGTAAGCCTCACATAAAAGAAAGTCGGATAAATACATTAAGAAATAAATTCGATAAGTATGTTCAAATATACAAAAAAAATAAAAGTAATGAAGAGTTTGCTAATTGGTACTACGAAAATGCTTTATTAGGTTATACTTATGGAAAATCAATAAAAGATATTTTCAGTGAAAAGAGGACAGATCTAGTTAACATTAGATCTCTAGAAGATTTAGACGAAAATGAAAACGTTACGATAGTAGGTATAGTAGAAGAGCCTTCCAAAATCGGGATATCTAAAAAAGGAACAAAATACTTAAAGTTCACACTGAAAGATGAAACAGGAAGTTTAAATATTTTAATGTTTAATAGCAAAAGGTTAAATGCTATAGACTTATGTAAATCTGTTAATAAAGGTTCTTACCCAGATAAAAAGAATATCGTTTTAGTTTCAGGGGTTAAAAAAGAAGACTGTATTTTTGCAGAAAAAGCAGCTATACAGGATAGTAATATATATATGAAACTAGCAGATTTAAAACAAGGGTCTGTGGAAGATTCTTAAAAAAATATTAGCTAAATAAGGTCAGTGAATCTATAATAAAGTATAAAATATGATTCATTTTTATAAGCCTAATAAATGGAATACGGGATGCTGCTGCAGCTTTTCTTTTAATACATCCGATAATTCTTTTTACCTTCAGTTATTGAAGCAGCTCAGCTGGGATGAAAAATTGCAAAGAGGTAAATTTGACACAGAAAGCAAGTCTATATGCAAGTTAGCGCCAAATGAAATCGGCTCTATAATCGATACAATAGAATCTGGTAGAGAATTTAAAAATTTCCATAAAAACCCAAAAGAAAATACTTCTTTTTCTTTTAAGCCTAAAATGAAAGAAGACCAAAAAACGGGCTTCAATTTTTCACTAACTAAAACTCCTGTTTCTGGAGAAAAAAAAAGTTATTCTATGAATTTTGATTTCGGAGAATCAAAACTTCTTAAACAATATTTAAGCACAGGTCTTTCAATGTATTCCCAAGCAGCTATTAAAAAGAATAATGAAGCCATTATGAAAAGCATGGCTAAAAAAGAAATTTATAAGTGAAAAAGATTTTCTATCATTCGGATTCGACTCTTTCCAAAACTGGTTTTGGAAGGCATGCTAAGGCTTTACTCTCGTATCTTTACCAAACTGGAAAATACGAAATAGTCAATTATTGTTGTGGTCACAATTATTCAAGTCCAGTACTTAAAAAAACTCCTTGGAAGTCCATAGGGGTTCTTCCAGATTCAAAACGAGAGATAGAACGGCTCAACAAAGATAAAAGGACGGCGAAGTCAGCTAGTTACGGGTCTTATTTATTAGACGCAGCAATAAAAGCGGAAAAGCCTGACGTTTACATTGGAGTGCAAGATATATGGGGTTTAGAATATGCGATAGATAAACCTTGGTTTAATAAAATAAATTCAGTTATATGGACGACCCTTGATTCTTTACCTATTCTACCCACTGCTGAAAAAAGGGCAACCCAAATCAAAAACTACTGGATCTGGAGCGAGTTTGCAACCAAAGCTTTGCATAAACT